TTACGCATCACGCTCTTTCCGTGTCCGACGCACGATGATCAGCAGAAAGCAGATCGACAGCAGCGCCTTTTGCACGATGATCGGCCACGCCAATGCAACGTCGAAGTTTCGGGCAAACATCGTGAACATCGTAGCCAGCCCCAGCAGCGACAGGATCGCGGCAATCGCTCGGCCTGGTGGCTTGATCCGTGCATATTGATGCGCCAGCCACCAGCAGGAAAACACCACCGTCAGCGACAGGCTGTTCGTTATCCAAAGCGATAGTTCCATCAGTCCTTTTCCTTTAAGATCAGCTTACGGACGCCCCGCACGGCGGCGATACCACCCTCACCCATTACGAACCCGGCGGCGAGATACGCCCATGTTCCCGCGTCAGTCATGCGCTCAAGCACATGGCCGACCAGCCCGCCCAGAAAGATCGCGGACAGCGCCCCGGCAAAGCCCTCGGACACCCTGCGCTTCCAGCTTGATTGCGGCGCGAACACGGCCCGGACATAGGCACCAGCGGCACCTGACAAGCAAAGGGCGCTGATCTGTTCCGGCGCGGCGCTGAATACGTTTTCTACGGTCTGCCAGAAATTCACTAAACCTGCCCCACGCATCCAAACCGATTGCACTTACGGGCAGTCTCGGCAATCCACTCGGCAAGCGGGCGGTCATTGGCAATCAAATAGTCAGCCGTTGCAGGCTGGGCCTTTGGCGGCGGGCGCTGGATGTCTTTAAACGCCGGGGCAGCACCCAGCTTGTCACCGCACCCCGTCAGTGAGAATACCGCGCAAACCATCATCGTCAGTATCGCGTGTGTCGTTTTCAATGGTCCGCGCATCGCGTATCCCTTCGATTGTTCGTGTGGTATTGGCGTTGTTGACCTTGGCCCGCTCTGAACTGCGGATGTAGAAGAACGCGCCCGCGATCAGCGCAACCACCGCGGCGACGATAATCAGGTCGCGTCTCATGTCTTTTGCCGCCGCAGAAGCCACACAACGCCCGCCACGGCGCCGATCACCACAACAGCGGCCACCGCCCATGCAAGCGGCCCCTCAAGTTGTGACAGCGCCCCTACGCCCGCCGTGATGCCGCCGATTGTGCCAGCTGCGCCCTTATCGGTGATCGCGTCCTTGATCGACGCGGTGACAGTGATTTCATCCGGTGCCGCCTTGGCCTGTCCAACGGGTGATGGTTCGGGGATATTCTTCGCCCCACGAGCCAGCTTGACGCCGCGATCAATCACGCCGATATCGTCTGTCTGCACCCCGTCGCGCTTGCCCATGACGCGGATTTTCCAGCCGGTCTCAAACATGGGCCAATGCTTGAGCCGCTTCATAAACGCCAAGCGCCGCTGGCACAGTTCCACGACGATCTTGGCCGCGTCCATCGCGTCAACCGCTGCCATTGTCTGCGGCCCGATCTGCCCGTCAGCCTTCACGCCAACGACACGTTGCAAATCCTTGACCGCTTGCGATGGACCGCTGTTGATGCTGTAATCCGCAACGGCATAATCAACGCCGCTCGGCAGTTCATCCGCCCGCACCGCATCCAGATACTCGACCGCAAGGATTTCGTCGGCAGTTTCTTTCGAGATACCGCGCACCGACCGCTTCGGCAGGCCGTGGCGACGGTTCCAAGCGTCAAACGTCCGCTGCGTGATGCCGCGATCCGTCGCGCCGCCTGGGTCCGATGGATGATTAATATAGCCACCTTCGGACAGGCCAGCCCATTTCAGGATTAGGGGGTAGTTTTCACGCATGGGGGTGTTCCTTTAAGCCGCTACTGCTGAATTGAAGCGATCTAAGTTGCTGAATGCAGGCACGATCTTCGCCCTTCCGAACTTGATATTTGATCCGAAAACAAACGTAAGATCGTTGGTTGTCACTGTGGATGTGAGATCTGATCCGGTGTCAGCGGTGCCCCAATGCGCTGAAACGATATCACAGTTTGATAGATCGGAAGGGCCGAACGTATCACCGGATATCTTTTCCACCTTCACGCGTAATTTTACTCCGCTTGAAAAAAGACCAGACACCGTGACACGGTACGAAGAAGCGCCCGCATAAGCATTGTTGTTGCTGGTGAATGTGCCTTGCCCACCCAAGAAAAGATCAAACACAAGGGGGCTGGTCAGGGACGTCGCAGAGAACCCCGCGAACAACTTCATTGTTGCCTTTTTCTGGCCGTCAGTTGCTGTCGCAAAGATTGGGATATGCCCATCCTCCCACATGCCAGAACCGACGAGCGTTGCAGGGTCTGGATTGCGGATGTAACCACGCAGCGAACGAGCAATGCGGTATGTCGAGGCTTCACCCACCGCCCGCTGTGCGTTGCGATATGTGTCATCGTCAACGTCGATACAGAAACTCTGGGGGGCCGCATCAGTCAAAGCATCGTCTTTTGAGACAAGTGCAGAAGTCGTGTTTCCGAGCGTAACAAATCCTGTCCCACCAAACGAAACGGACGCGGGCCATTGCCGCAAGTGAACAATCCCGGTTTCCGTGCCCCCGCTTTCATAGTGTGCCCCGTGAGAACCAACCAAAACACATCCGTCGATGCTGATGATCGGAGTGATATTCCTATTTATATTCGTCACAGGGAAGTCGTTGACGACAAGCGGACCTTGCCCCGCCTCGTTAGAAGCCCGTGTATTCGTGATCGTAACCCCACGCATAGGCTCAGTGGTCAACCGCCCACCGACACCGTCGTCGTTTGTAAGGTAGACAATCGACCGACCAGCGGCGGCTGTTCCGGCAGGTATCAACATGCACTCGTCAATGGTCACGAAGCTGTTCGCGTAGATCATGTTCCCGCTTCCTGTACCCGAACCGATCCAGCACTTGTTGAAGTTTAGCTTGTCGAAGAAAACCCGCGTAATCTGGGTGACCCGATACCCAAAATAGCATTCATCAAACGTGCAAAGAGTGGAACGTGATCTGACGTAGCTATGGCTGTCGAGCACGAGATTGATACCATCAAACCAGCAGTTTTTGAAATTCCAGCGGGAACTATCAAGGTTAGTAGTGTTCGCAGATACCACCCCATCAAAGTTGATAAACTCGATACCCTCGACATTCAAATATCGGAGGTTGCCGTTTTCTGTTGTACTCCCGGCAGTGATAAAGGTGGATGTGCGAAGGTCGTCTAGATTGCCCCGAATAACAGGCTTACCCAAGGCCTTGATATTAAGATACCCAAGACTTGCAGCGGCAATCCCTTCGGGTATTACGTAGCTACCAGACGGGACCAAGATCGCAGGTGTGCCAGTGGAGAAGGGCAGTAAGTCGTCGCCCGTGTCTGTGTGGCGGAAAGACGTTCTGTTTCTTAGACAGGCATTCGCCGCACGCTGAAAAGCCAAACTGTCACTGTCCACCCCATTTGCGGGCGCACCGAATTGCTTGACGTTAAAGTCACCAGTAAACATTGGAATGGCATAAAATTTAACCCCAGCAGCGTTCTCAAAGTCTGCATTGCTGACGTCATCTCCAACAACTTCAAAATCAAATGAGCGAATTTTGGTCTTTGCCCCTTCTGGAAGATGCTCATACCCCCTTGTATCAGCCATTAATTCCACAAAACCCGAGTACCTTTTCCGCCTGCTGATCCACTGCCCGCCCACCCCGTTCACGACAAACGCGCTGGTTGGTAGGGTGCTCCCAAATTTGAATTCAAAGCCCTCACGCTCGCCGTTGAAACCATTCAGGAAAACGGCACTTTTGCCATCAACCGGATTTGGGTATTCGGCCATCTGCTCAAATGTAGCAAACTTTGGCTCGTCGAACTGAGCTGCTTCAATCGCACTTTTTTGAGCAGCGACAGCTGCATCCAAGGATGTCTGCGCGTTGTTGGCCGCATTCTTGATCTCTGCAGTGCTTGGACCAGGGATTAGCTTCAAGTCTGCATCGAACAAGACGGTTCGGCCAGACTTCAAGATGCCCGGCTCCAATGGCACCGTAGAGCGCAGCGAACGCCGGACTTCGCGCGCGGTGTCTTGGATCGCCTCAGTCATCCAGTCAAGCTGCGCGGCCAAACCGTTTTCCCGCGCGGACTGCCCAGCGAAGCCTTGTTCAATGTCCGTCTGACGCAAGATGTAAAGTGTGCCGCCATCATAGGCCGTTGCTGATGGTCCGGTCAGCACGATATTTCCCACGGTATTGCTGCTGAGCGGGTCGGTCAGGTACTCGCTGGGTTCAAGCGAGATCAGGCTTTCGTCGAGTTCGACAAAGGCGCGCAAGGCTCCTTGCGTGTAGGGGTTGTTGTAAGGATAGGGACCGACCCCGTTGATCGGGTAGCTTGGCGTGATTGCTAGTGCTTCGCGGCTCATGATCCACCTACTGCGTTGGAAAGGTTGGGAAGGCGGGATGGGGCGAGCGCGCCGCGATCCCAGAAGGTTTCGGTGCCGTAGTCTTTGGCCTTTTTGCGCATCTGCTTTTTCCAAAGAGTTTCAGCCTCGGGATCCAGAAAGGACTGGATCTGATCCGCGACCAGGCGATCGAAGGCGAGCCGCTGGTACCAGAGGCTGGATGCAACGGGCGTGTTGTATCGGATGAAGTTGGCGGCATCGCGGCCCAGCAGGCTATCTTTGCCTTCAGCAACGCGGCGGGCGTTGGACGCGACGGGCTGGATGACACTGCTGCCGAAGCCCACGACCGGCCCCGCGATCGTTTCTGCCAAGCCGCCACCAAAGCGGTTTGTCTCTGATGCAAGGAAGTCACCGAAAATGCTGAAGCCGCCGCCCTGCATCTGTGCTGCGCCCCAGAACTTCAGGGTGTTCATAGGCCGGGGATCATTGCCCTTGGACATTTCCTTGAGCTGGATGGCCAGCCCGCCCATAAGCAGCAAACCAGATCCCATTGTGGCAGCGTACTTGGCTTTAGCCAGCGGGGTCGGCAGGGTTATAAATCGACGATACTGGTTGATGAACAAAGACAAGCCGAACGATTTGTACATTGTGACAGACCGGGCTAGCTCACCCATGAAAGATCCAGGGGCATTATTGCCAATTGTGAGCGCACGCATTTCGACGTTGGCTGTCGGCACGGCAAATTCCAGCTGCTCTTCCATCGCCATCTGCAGGCGCATAGCCAGCCCTTCAGCCTCAGCTCGGGGCAGCGTCGTCTGATGCTCAAGCCAGTGCTGCGGCGTGATGAAGTTGGCATCGGTGGGCGCGACAAACTGGGTCTGCGCATCCCGCAGCAGATCCCAGTCATCAGGCTTGATGCCGCGCTGCTCAAACAGGTTGCGCAGGGGCGCATCGATGTCGGCGAAGGCGCGATCGGCATTATCGGCCAGAAAACCGGAGAACTCCATTTTGAAGGCCGTGCGGTTCATGTCGGTCCAGAACGACAGGCCAGAAGCGCGCATGACAAAATCAGACAGCCTGCCGGTGAATTCGCCTGAGATGACATCGCCTGTGTAGCGCGCGGCCGCCTGCCCTGTTCCAGCCAGGGTATCGGCGACATAACCCATGCGCGCTGCGGTTTCGCGAGTAGCGCTGCTGGACATCAGCTGGATCGACTTTGACAGCACGTTGGTCGGGCGCATCCCGACAGCGGCAGCCGCATGGCTGATTGTCACCAGATCCGTCGGCGTCGACAGGAGCGCGGACCCCAGCTGGATCGATGTCAGCGTGTTTCGCACACCCCCAAAAAATCGCGCCCAGCCTTCGCGTTCCGCAACACTGACGGATCCGTCGACATGGGCAAGCAGCGTGCGCGCGCTTTTCGCAGCGGCATCCGTCTTGTCGAGCATCTTGGCATCACCGGCGATCTCAAGCTTCTTACGTGCCACCTGACTGGCATATTCCAGCCCCATGCGCGGGTTCGGCCCCAGGACGCGCATCTGCGCCACTTCGCGGGCCATGCCATGCAAACCGCCGATCATCGCGCTGAACGGGTCGGACGTGCCGAATTCCTTGTTGTACTCCAACCAGGCATCCCCATCTTTGAAGTGCAGGACGCGATGTTCGGCGTGGCGGTTGTAAAGCGCCTTGCCCCCGACGGTTAGCGATGGTTCTCGGGTATCCCAGCCTCGCGTTGTGATGCCGTCGTAGACATCCTTCAGGAAAGCATCGGCGTCACCCTTGCGGGGCATTGCGCCAGCTGCTGCAAAGGGCTTGCCGGTTCTGAAGTCCGTGATGCGCGACCAGTCGAGCTTGGGGGCGACGGTTTGCGACCAGGCATCGAAACCTACCTTGCGGATCTGCGCGGTGTCGTGGCTGTGCGATACCCCAAAATCGTCCAGCTCGCCGATGTCGCCGCCATGCGCGTTGAACATCTGTCGCATGCGACGCTGCTGGTGCCGCACAGCATCGGCCATCACCTTGGCCCGTGGGTTGCCGCTATCCTGCATGTGCAGCTCGCGCATCAGGTCCCGGAGCATGACCTTGTCGCGGCTGTTGCCAAAGACGTTGCGGCCTGTGGTGCGCATGACGTCGTTCAGGCCGGCATTGACCGATCGCATCAACGCGTCGCTCAGCGCCTGGACATTCTCCCCCTTGAAGTCGAAGCCTTCCTGATGAGCTAAAAGGGCACGAACGGCGCGCAGCGGGTCAGCGGACGTCTCAACCAGGTTGCTGATCCGCTGCATCGATTGCAGCTGGTTCAGCACCTTATGTCTGCGCGACAGCCGGGCCTTTGAAGTTGCCTCTTTCAAATTTGCCGCGGCTGTCGCTTCAGCTTGGTGACGTGGCATCGCCTGTTCGTACCGCGCCACCAGCTGATCGTATTCGGACTGGATCGCGCGGCCGCGCGTCGTGTCCAATTCTTTGGCATCCATCGCCCGTTGGATGCAGTCGTGCAGGTTCGCCATTAGCGTGCCCCCCCAAGTGTGCAGGCATCGATGACGGCTTGCGCCGTTTCATCAGCGTCCAGATCTTCTAGAAAATCGCGCAAGGTGATGACCTCGCCTCCCTCGATCGCGAATTCCATGTCGTCGGCGACGTCACCCAGGGCGGATGAATTGGCGCGGATTGCCGCTCGTTGCGCTTCAACCAGCTGGTCGAAGGCGAGATCGTCAGCAGCCTGCGCCTCTGGCGATGCAGCACCTTTGGCAAACGCCTCGGCCGGTATCACTTCAGCATCGACCTGTGGCGGCACCGGGTCTGCCATCCTGGCCATGCCAGTTTCCACCAGGTCGCCAAAAGCCTGTTTGTCGATCGCCTTCAGCACATCCAGCGGGCCGGGCTGTTCAAACAGGGCATCGCCCGTGCGACCGGCCTTGCGCGCCTCGTCCACGTAGCGCTTCAGGAAGGCGCTGATCTTGGCTGCAGGAGCCTGCTTGCCGCCCGGCATGAGGTGACGCACCAGCGCCTGCGTCAGCGGAGCTACAGCGCCATCAAGCAGATCGATGTCGTCCAGCATCTCTGCTACCACCTTGGCGGCTGTGCTGCCTTCTTTCGCCGCCAGATCCCGCGCCGACATGATCAGGCGGGCCGCGTCCAGAATGAACGGCGTGATGTCCATTTCCGGACGCACGTTTCCAGCTTCGATTTCGGCGCGCAGCAGCGCAATGTCGGGGGCCGCTTCGGACATGGCATCCAGCAGGCTGCGCAATTCGCCTGGCTCAGTTTCGACATAGCGGGCGAGAATGTCAGGCGCATCGAACGCACGGGCAAAAACAGCATCATTCAGCTGACGGACGCCGTCGATCGACAGTGCGCCATCCTTGTCAAAAAATGCATTGCGTTCAGATCTTGGAAAGGATCCGGAAAACGCCCTGGCAAAGTCACGGTTTTCAGCTGAGCTGAATTTGCGGCCGGGCACATAGCGGGCCATCAGATCCGCTGTCAGCGCGCGCTGGCCTACCTGGGCCCGCTCCGTGGCGTTCATGCGCGCAACGCCGCTGTCCTGGGCTTCGACCGCCATCTGGCGGCGTACGGCGCTGGACAGGTCCGTCTGGCGGCGGGCGATCAGCACAGGTTCCGTGATGCCTTCAGGGATCGGCTGGCCCGTCGTCTGCTCGATCTGCTGGCGATAGGCAGCTGCGCGATCCGGATTTTCCGCATAGGCCCGGCCGATTGCCCGCGCACGCCCGTTGCCGCTTTCGATCATGTTGTCGGGCCCCACGATGGGTGTGCCACGATCTGCCGTCGGACTGGGCATCAACAGCGCAGGATCCAGTCGTGCAGCGGTGTCAGCCACCCAGGCATCCGACGCAGCCCGCGCACGGTCACGCGGCTGCAGATCCCCAGCCGCCTGGCGAAGACTGGACAGATCAACAACCTGGTACTCAACATCGATGCGCAGATTGTCCCCAACGGACACCTGCCCGGTGCCCGTATAGCCCCGACTTGTGTAGCCGGTGAATTCCGGTGCCGGCGCATCGCCAGTCGCCATGCGCGGCGGTTGGCTGCGCGGTCCGCGATACCCTTCCCAAGCGCCCGTGCCTTGGCGCCGGTAGATCCACATGCCCAGCTGATCCTGGAGCTCTTCGCTCATGACCTCCTTGCCGGACAGGCCAAGGCCTTTTTTGGCCGCTTTCAATGTCGTGCCGACAATCTGATAGGCACCCATTGGTGTGGCGACACGCCCGATCTGCCCCTTGACCCACTGACCGTATTCACCATTGACGTTGGAAAATGCGATTGCATCATCAACAGTCATTTCCGTGAGCTTCACACTTGCAAATCGCCCGCCTGATCTGTTCTGATAGCCAAACAGCGCGTTATAATCACCGCCGCTTTCCCCAACAAAAATGCCGTTTTTGATCGCTTCCCAATTGGGCGGCGCGGGTTGCGCCCAAGGTGCGGCTGTGGTTGGCCGTGCACCGGCGTCCAGATCTTGCCCGGCACTCAGTCGTTCGTATTCTTGATTGACTGCGTCCAGGTCAGCCGCCTGCTCTGCCATGCCCGCCTCTTTGGCCGCTTCACGGCGCATCGCTCCGTAGGACAGCATGCGCGCTGCCCCGCCGATGCCAAGGGCAAAGCCACCGCCCAGGCCCGCGCCAAGTGCAATGCGGGCAACCGGGTTGGGATCCTCGATCCCCAGTTCTTCAGCAACGCGATATTCACGCGGCAGCAACAAGGCCTCACTCGCGCCGCCCAGAACCGCTTCAGACAGGGTCAAGCGCATCAGGCTGCCTGAACCAAGTCCCAAGGGCAGCATTGCCAGGCTTAGCGGGTCTGTCATCGCCCTTGCGCTGGCACCGGCGAAGCCCGCAACGCCGCCACCATCGATTGCCAGAAGATCTTGCGCTTCCTGCAATTCCGTCTGCCGACGCTTCAGGGTGCGTTCTTCGAGCTCGTCAGGATTGGTAGGCAGATCGACCCAATCGTTCGGGGCCTCATCTCGGGCTTTCTGCGCCTCTTCAAACAAAATGGCATCCGCTGCGTCGGTATCGATCGCAAACGGCTGTTCCCCCGCGGCCAGTCGCTGCTTGGCCTCGCTTGGCAGACTGTCGAAAATCTCGCGCTTGTAGCCCAGCTTGACCCGGGAACCATATCCCCAGGTATCCGTCCGCACAGTTTCCTCTTTCCAAGCGGCGGAGAACTTTTCGCCGAAAGACAGTTCCGGCGTCGCGGCCGTGACGCCCTCGGGGTTTTGTGGTTCTTCGACCAGGATCGTCATTGTGACGCCCCGCTGATCAGTTTCTGCAGGTCAAGCTTGAACACGCTGCCATTCTGGCCTGCCAGATATGTTGGGCGTCCGTTTCGCGTGCGCTGCAGCACATAAACTGGCGAATGGTCGCCCTCCGGCCAGAACGGGACAAGCTCGGTTTCTTGCCAGATGTCTGCAGGGTCACTGCCTTCAAAGTCGGGCAGATCCCCGGCGATCGATGCCGCTTGAAGGCGTTTCATGTCAGCATTGCGCAGATCTGTTTCGACGGTGCCGATGACGGTTTCGACATCTTCAGCAGCGACGCCGGGGGGCAGCGGCAGAAGATAGCCTTTGCCCATCCACGAAGTGTCAATCCGCTGAATACCGCCAACAGTCAGATCGTTGTTGCGGCCTTGGGTGGCCCCCAGAACAAGGTTTACCGACCGTTGAAACGCGTCACCGTCCATGTCCGCTGGATCCGCTGTCGGATTGGTTTCGGCGTAGTGGGCAATTGCAGCACCGATCACGGCTTCTGTCATCCCAGGCAGATCGCGGAAGTTGTTTTCCGTCTGCGTGTGGAATTGCTCGATCGCTTGCGACCGTGAAGGCGTGATGACAGTTTTCTGATCAAGTTTCGTCTGCCCGGCAAGGATCTCGCGTGCCGTCTTGTCTGGCAGGCCTTTGGCCACCAACGATGTGACCCAGCCGAAAACAGGATCTTCATTCAGCCGCTGTGCTTCGGTCCGTGCGGCAACGCCAAAGCCGATCGCCAGCGATTTAGCTAGGGCAAGGCGCTCGGACACCGGCTGATCAGAATTTGCACGGGTCTCGATCTGGGCGCGCTCATCGTCAGAAAACGCGACGGGCCGCTTTACATAGCCATCCGCCACGCGCTCTTCTGCAACCTGCTGGCGGTCGCGCAAAGCCTTGCCGAAAACCTCCGGGTTGGCCGGGTCGAAGTCGGGCAGATCTGGCACGTAGAGGCCAACCTCTTGCGCATAGGCAACCTGGTCTTTTTCCCAGGCCTGCTCTGCCGTATCCTTCAGGTCGCGCAGAACCTTGACCCGTTCGACCTGATACTTGTGCTTGACCGGGCGCGCTTCTTCGCCCGCGATCATCGCATCAATCTCTGCCGGGGTCATCTGGGCCAGGCGCGGCTGTTCATTTGACAGGGAAAGCGCGGCCATCGTTTCGGGATAGTCGGGCGATGCCTTGGCTTCTTCGCTTGCCAGCCATGCCTCATCAACGGACTTCATGCCCCCTGCACGCACGTCCCGGATGCTTTGCAACCTTTCGGAAACCACCTTTGCCTGGGCTTTCGCGGTCTTCTCAGCTTCGGTCTGGGCAGCAGCTGCCGCGCGATCGATATTGCCTTGAGCCTGGACGCGGTACCGCGCCTGGATATCTGCAGGCAAACCACCAAAATCACCATTTTCGCTGGCTGCCAGAAACGCTTCGGGATTGGTCGACACCATGTCGATCGCCCGGGCGTTATCGACATTCTCGGTCAGGCCGATTTTCCGGCGCTCGCCTTCCGCTGCATCGATGACGCCTTGCGCGACCATGTCATCGATCTTGTCATAGCCCTGCCCTAGCAGCGTTGCGCGCATCTCCGGATCGCTGACAGCGCCTTGCTGCGTCGCAACCTGTGAATATCTGATGAAATCAGCTTCACGCTGCGACTGGCGGGCCGCCAATGTCTGCTTGCCCAGCGAAAACGTGTTGCGGCTGTTCAGCTCATCGAACGTGAGCCCGAACCGCTCTTCGTTCTTTTTGCTGACACGGGGCCGGCCATCATCGGTCTGGCCGGTCATATACGAGTTCTTCAGGCCTTCGACACCCTGCTGCCAGGCATAGTCAGCAGCGTCCGGATCACCGATCTGCGATACCTGCAAGCGCAGATCGTTCATGTCAGCGGTCAGATCGGTTTGGAACCGCTGCGCTTCACGCGACAGATAGTCAGTTTCCACTGCGGTGCCGATTTGCTGCGCTACTTCCCCAAACCGGGCAACAATGTCGCCGGTCTGGGATGCTTCGAACCGAACCTGTGCGGCGCGGCCGGCATCACTGCCAGCTTTGGGGACCGTGAGCGTCATGCGCCCAACGCCGGCCACATGTCGGGCGCTCTGGTCAGGAAACTACTGGCTGCAGAAAAGCCACCCTTCAGAAGGGCACTTTTGCCGCGCGATGATGTGATCAGCTGTTCGCCGGTCAACTCCGCCTGGCGCGCCTCTCCGCCACTCCGGATAGATTGAGAATTAAAGGCCATTTCCTGCGCAGCGGTCTGCCCCAGAAGAACGGCTGTGGGGCTGTTCAGATTTACGCCCCGGCCCGCAATTTCGGCTGACTGCTGCGAGATCGCGGATGCAAAGCGCAGCCTTTCACGTTGATCCTTGACCGCTGTCAGCTGCGCTTCCGTTTTTTTCTGCTGCTCGATCAACGCCACATTCCGCTTCGCAGCCCTATTGGCTGAAACGCCTTGATAAAGGCTGCCGCCGATCGCCAGAAGCGTCCCCAGATTTGCAAGGCCAGCCCCGGCCGTTGCCGCCGTCGCCGTTGCCCCGGCAGCAGTGGCACCTGCACCGGAAAATGCTGTGAGAAGCGCTGTTGTGAAAAATTCACACATCAGGCGTTTGCCTCCTCGATGTTCGGGATAATCGCACCGATCGTCATCGGCGCACCGCCATCGGGCGTAAAGCGCAGCGACACTTCGTCTGCATACCCTGACGACATGTCCAGCTTGCGTGTTCCGTCGTAAGCCTCAACGATATCGGATGCGATCTGCTTCGGGATCAGATCTTGCGCCAGGCTGTATCTAGCGGGCTGTTTGAAGTTACGTTCGACAGACTGCACTTTGCCGGCCGCCGTTTTCAGCAGCACGATACCGGATCCTGCATGGAGCCGCTTTTTCCGGCCGATCGAGGATCCATCGCGTGCAGGTGCGGGAATATCCAGCAGTTCGCCTTCGTGGGTTTCGTCGAACAGACCGATCGCCGCTGTCGATACCGGCACTTCAAGCGTCACGTTGCCGGATGCTGGCACCACATACGGGCCGTATTGACCCAGATCGGTCCACGCATAGACTGTTTGGCCAACCAGGTGCGGCACAGAAAACGTGTCTGTTGCGGTTTCCGGTTGAAACCGGCTGGCCGCAAAGAAATGAATTGCATCGCTGATCGGCTGCTCACCAGCGATAATTCCAAACACCACTGCCTGTTCTTCGATCATCCGCACGGTCTCGCCATCGATGACACGGCGAACGACCATCGTCAGAATGTCGTTTTTGCTGTCTGCGCTGGTCGAAACCGACAAGGCCTCAACAAAGCCACCGGCGACCGAACACCGCGCCCAGCCAAGCACCTGTTCATCCGGGTCGTATAGCATGACGACCAGGTCACCATTGCCACGGCGGATCCACGCAAGGCGCTGTGGTGCAGATTGCCAGGCCAATTCCTCAAACCCGGGCGCGCCAAGATGCTGGGATGGCAAGGACAGCTCGACCGGCTTGCCGCCGTCTTCTTCGAAGCTAAAACGGATTTCTTCGATGCGAGTGCCGTCCTTGGTGACAAAGACCGGATAGCCATAAGGATTGATCGGGCGGATTGGGCGCGAACCATCGGTCGCTTCCACAGACGTATCAAAGGTTGTCGGCCCGATGCGTTGGCCACTGGCGTTGGAAAACCCCCGGATCACTTCGCCCAAGGCACCGATAAAGATGCCCCGGCGCGCCCGGCGCAGCCATGTGCCGGAATTCTGGCTATCACTGCCAGAGATGGTATAAGCGAAAGAGCCATCCGCTTCGACGCTAGGTTCAAAATCCTGAAAATCGCCAAGCGTCGATGCCCAGACCCCGCGTGGGTCGGTCCGGGTAAATGCCGCGAACAAACTTTGATCGAAAATCTCGATGCTTTTGGGGTAGCCGTAGATTTCCGACCAAGCCCCTTCGGACCAGCGGTAGGTCGGCTGATCGATGACGGGGCTCGGGATTTCGCTCAAGACGTCTGCTGTCGCGGCGGTACCGCTCTCCACAGTCTTGATCCGGACCACGCCGACGAGGTCGCTGACAAAGCGCCACCGGGTGCCTTGCTCTTTGTTTAGCAATTGCTCGCCCTGCAGGTGGATGGGTGGGTTTACGCCAGTATTGTTGCCACCTGTCAGCTCATAGATGTTGTCGGCATAGCGCATCTTTTCGCCAACCGAAATTGGGGTGTTCCCCGTCCACAACGCGATGTCCTTTAGATCAGTAGGCTGCAGACGAAACAAAGTGCCGACGTGATCCGATGTGAAAATACCGACATTTGAGCTAAGATCGATCGTTCCCGTCGCAGGCGTCGTGTAGAGATAAAGCCAATATGCGGTGTGTTCTTCATCGACGCCAGCAATCCAGGTATAGCCTTCTTCGCCCGTCTCATGGGTTGGGGGCGTTGGGCCGCATGATCCGTTCGTTCTGCCAAAATCACGGCCTTTGAATTCGTAAACGCGCTGGCCACGCTTGCGAAGATCACCGACCGTCAGGCTTTCATCAGCTGACCAGATCTTAAGCGCGCCGTATACACCGGAACACTGGATCGTTTTCTCTTCGTCCAGGTTCTGAATTCGAAATGGCCCAGCGTCGAGCTGCAGTGGCGCGATGGTCCAATCATCCAGCGCAAAACGCGACAGCTTCTGAATTGGTTGTGTTCCGTCGCAGATGTAGATCACGTCGGCCGACTGGACCCACTGCAGATTGTCCAGGTCGGCTTCATCGTACGGCGTGACCAACTCGAACGGGGATCCTTCGCTTTCGATCAGCGATCCATAGCGCCAGACGCGCATGCGGAGCGCGGTAAACTCAAGGGTCAGCGCGTCATTCTCAGCGAATTCAAAGTCGATCAGCCGGGCCTTGGCATTGTTGCGGGTGGAACCGCGAAAGATCGTGCCAGGCGCACGCGTAAAGCCGCCCTGCCGCAAGGGGATATACCCATTCATCTTGCGCACACCCGTCTGGTTGCGCTGATAATCCGGCCGCGACCAAAGCAGGGGCGAGATTTCACCGCTGGAAAATGAGTATTGCGGTGTGCGGGATTTGGTCATCGTGTCGCCTCGGCAACCCAGTCGCCGTGATCTGACTGGCCATCCCAGCTGGCAGCGCTTGCCGATACGGCGTCGTTATCGATGACCATCCGCAAAGCGTTTGCACCGTCCGACACAAGATCCGCGCGCTTCGTGCGGGATCCGACAAACTTCGGGGCCAGAAGGTTTGCGAGCTGATAGCTGACGGCGGTTTGAAACGTTGCGGGAAGGCGCGTCTCGTTTGTGATCAATCTGGTGTAGCGGATGCTGATCCCGCCGTTCGTGTCAGCCAGCAGATAGATGCCGTCGATCCGCCATTTGACATTCTCGGTCGTGACGCTGCGCAGCTTCAAAAGATCATTTGGCAGCGCGTAGTGGTACGGCATTTCGGGATCTGCGCGCTCACCCTCGGGCGTGTTCGCCAGCGTCAATTGCGCAAAGCGCCTGGCAAAGCTGAAGTCTTCCTGCTCAAGGCACATGTTCAGCGCGATCGGATACTGTTCGTTGGCATCGCTGGCCATCTCGGAACCGTCTGCCAGCGAACTGGGGGGCGTCACTTCCATGAAGCGAAACGCCTGCCGCACAATGTTTGCTGTCGCGATGGGTGTGGCCATGGGTGCCTCTTTGGGAAACGGGCGGGGCGATCCAAACCGCCCCGCCGGATATCACGCGGGCCGGATCAGGCCGTGATGTAGTGGATCTGGAACGGCATGCTGCCAGCGGCGGCGGCGTTGGCTTCGGCGTGTTTCCACAAACCGATATTGCCGCCAGGATCTTTCGCAAGACCCAGCACCTCCCACAGGCGCTTGCCGTGGTTGGCGTCCCCCTTTGCGATGGGGCTGTGCAGGGCACCGGCAGATTTGGCGACATCGACCAGCGCGTCGGTATCGGTTTCGGTGCCGATCACGATTTGTGCAAAGCCGTCAGCTGCAACGTCAAAGAACGTGTCGAAGTGCAGGATGCAGCTGGAGGGCAGATCGACCAGATGATATTTTGACAGAGTGCTGTCATCAGCCGCATTGGTCACGGTACCGGTTGCGATAATCAGCCGGCCGCGTGCCTGCACGGGATCAGCTACATAGCTTTCCATGTCGTAATAGTCATGGATCAGATCAGAGGAGCCTGTTTTGACGGCCATTTCTCATATCCTTTTTCAGAATTTGGGGGATCAACGGGGCAGCGCACCTGCCCCGTCTGGGATCAGGATTAGTCTTCAGCGCAGGGGATGATCCGCACGCCGACGTCTTCGATGCGGACGGCATCGACGTAAGCGTCGGTGTAGATGTACGGCATGTTTTTTGCCGAGGTGTCATTCCACATGTCGCCTTGGACGTCCTGCCAAACACCAGCGGCGATGTTCGCCTTGGACCAGATCGGGATCAGACGCTGACCGCTGCTGTTTTTGGGCAGCCGGTTGGTAAACAGCCAGTTGACGCCCAGCAACATGCCGGGTTTGCCGTTGCGGATGTTTTCGACCTCGAAGGGGTTCAGGTTCTTGCCTGTCTCGACCGCCAGATTGATCAGGTCGGTCTTTTGCTTCGGCGTGATCAGACCATAGATTTCGTCGTCAGTCTCAAGGCCGAAGTCTTCAAGCTCCATCCCCTCGCAAGCAGCGCGGATCTTGGCCAGCCCCAAACCGTAGGGCGTGCCGGGGTCGCCCAGGTCAGCGGCGATGTAGTTGCCTGCTGGCAATGGGATCGGGGCACCACCAGGGCGCTTGCCCTCGATCGCGCGCCCCATGATGCCGCCACCGGATGCCACAAAGCCCGAGCTGGTTTTGCGGATGCCCAGGATACGATCGAAGACACCACGCTCGACGGCCATGACCGAATTGCGGACCAGCGGCGATGTCGGATCCTGCGATGCGTCGAACTTCGTTTCCTTGTCGATGTATTCGCCATCTTCGATGACTTCGGGCCGGATGATCCAACGGCGGCTGCGCTGCGTTGGGTTGTCAGGGTTGCGGCGGGAATAATCCTCGCCCTCGATGTAGTCCTTTTTGCCCAGCAGATCTGCAGCGTCTTGCGCTTCGCCAGTTGCGGGGACCATCGTCACGGCATTGCGCAGCGGGTTCTGAACCTGTTGCGCGACCATTTTGACGTTGTTGGTGTAGGATAGTTTGTGGTGGGCTTCCACCAATTGCGCGTAGGACATGTGCCCTCTCCTGCGAAAAATCAACGTTACTTGGTGAGATTTCGGAGTGGGCACCCGGGCGGAGCCGGACCAGACCTGTGCATGTCGCTACATGGGCGCAGGGGATTGTCCCTGATCAGACGGACATCGCAACGCGATGGCACCCGTCGTGAATAGATGTCATCGCGATATTTCGCTGTCTGTCAAGAAAAAACGCCAGATGTAGGGTGGTTGGCTCTTTATTCGGGGTTTGGTGGATACCAGCGCCGTAAAAAGCCTTCGGCATCCTGACAAAAGAACGTGTGACCTTGCATTGCATCAATCACCGCTCGCAGTCGCTGCACTTCGTTTCGGCAATCCGCCATCGTCTTCGCGCTCTCGGTTTCTCCCCTGCCGGACAAATGCATCACTGCAATGCTTGCCCGCTCACTCAGATCATCCATCACACCGCTCCTTTGCTAGACAATTACTTGAGGATCATAACTGTTACCGACCTTGCGCAACTGGCGGCGGTCACTATCCCAATACACCACGCCAGCCTGCCACCAAATCTCGTCGCCCAGAAGGGGCATAGCGGGGGTATTTTCGACTTTCACAGCGCACTCATCGCCATTTCGATCAACGCACCAGAGGCACGAAACGCCAGATTGAACCACAGAGATCTCGATTATTCTTCCGCCGACCATTTTTTCACTCCGGAGCTGGTTGCGTGGTAATTTTCACCGGGGGATGTCCGGTGCCGATAATCGTCAGCCTGACCGCGCCGCCTGACACCAGATGTGCGATCTCTTTGGGTGTCGGCTCCCAGACGGACGTCATCTGTGGAACGCCATCGATTTCCTCATCGAGGATCGCCAGCGCGTAGTATTCGTCTTGCGTCTCGGCAAGAACACGGGTCGCGTTGCTTATTCGTAGTGGCTGCACGGGTTTTTCCTTTCGTGGTCAGTTTGACTGATCTTTTCTGACGTAAACAACCGCTTCATCGGTGTAGTGTCTCCGTGTGCCCCAAGAGCCCGTCAGCGCAACTGCGCCGCCCGGCGTCACGGTAGACGGCCAAGCGATTATCTCGTCAGGCATTTCGCGCGGGCGATCATCGGGCATGTTGTTCTGACAGCCACAGTATTCGTCGGCCCCATTGCATGGGCATTCTCTGCCTTGATCTGCTTGCCATTTTTCACGCAACATGGTGCCTCCCGAGTTAGTTGAAATGGAACGGGGCTAACGCCCCGCCCCTGTCTGTTCGTCGTACTACCCAGCCGCGATCTTGGTCAGCCGGTCGATCTCGGGCTTTAGGCGCTGGATGGCCTCCCGGTCCCGTTTCTGCGTTGCCTCGTAAAACTCGCCGCCCTTGCCCTGAAGCTGGCTCAGCTTGGCACGGGCTTCTGCCGGGTTGGTGTTCAGGCTTACGCCGCCATCACCCATTACCATCTGGTCATCGCCCATCATTTCGCCGATCGCCGCAAAGACCCGCATGGTGCCCGCGTCGCCGATCTTGGGCTGAAGGGATGCAGCAAGGTTCTCCATCGCCGTAGCGTCAAGGCCTGCCTTTTCTGCGATAACCGACGCCGCCTGGCTGGCGAGGGTCAGCTTCGCCTGGGTCTGGTCGCCCCAGTCCTTTTCCAGCGCCGACATCATTTCGCCTTTGCCCTTCTCAAAATCAGCTGCGGCCTGTTGGTCCAGGGCCATGATGTTTTCGGCATAAAGACCGACCATCGCGTTGACGGCACTGTTAGACATGCCGTTGGCCAAACCGATTTCACGCACCTTGCCTTCCAGCGCCTCATTCCAGGGCGCATCCTTGGGCCAGCTGTCCGGGCGCTGAACATCGTACTTGTCGGGGCTTTCCGGGATCCCGAAAGTGGAACCGTTGGCCTTCAGCCAGTCGGCCACGTTTTCGTCCTTGCCGGGCTTGGTCAGCAGCTGGTCAGCAGGCTTGCCCAATTTCATCTGCGCGGCTTTTTCGCCCTTGGCCAGCCGGGCGATCACCTCGTCCTTGTCGTCAAGGGTCAGGCCTTTGGACACCAGCAGATCGCGATGATCGTTGAACTTGGCGTCTTCCCACCATTTGGCGGAACCTGCGGCGAGGGTATCTGCCCCAACACCGGCTGCCAGCGTGTCAGCGCCTGCGCCGCTTTCCATCGTATCGGCACCCGCATTTCCGGCGACGGTATCGGTGCCTTGTGCACCGGCATCTGCACCGCCAGCGCCGGCATCATCGGCTGGCGCGAAACAGATCAGGGGTTTCAGAAAAAATTCAACGTACATCCAAGCTCTCCATAAGTTGGTTCAGTTCAAAGTGGGCAATGTGCCCCTGCGACAGCAGCAGCAGGGCAAGATCGCGACGGCCGGCCTCATAGGCGAGCCGTTGCGGGTCGATCGGGGCTGACTGGGGATAGCCCTCGATCATGTCGATGGGTTGAAGCGCCAGCAGGCCCGATTGGCGGATAAGATCTTCGGCAAGCTGGGGATCGCGAGCGAACGCTTTCTGCCAGCGTGTCGCGACCTCTGCAGCTGCTGCGTCCTGGGCGCGGGCCTGATGCGTTCCGGGTTCGCCCTGACCAAAGAAGCTGCGGATGATTGAAAGGCGGTTCCAGATCATTGCGCACCCCCTGCGTTCAGCGTGATGCCCAGATCCTTGGCGACGCCCCCGGCCTGTTCCATCATCTGCATTTGCTGCGCTTGCGCCTGCTGGTCGGCACGTGCGCGGGCAAGCTCGTCCGCGTCGTCGCGCGACCGCAAGATGCGTGCAGGCAGCGACGGGCTTGCGTCGTGCAGCGCCTCGGCGATTGCGTCGGGGTCCAGGCGATCAAGATATCGCGGGTTCATCTGGGCCAGTGGGCCCATGTCGCCGATGAACTGACGTATCGCGGCACCTTCGCGTGCGCGCATCGCCATCGCTGCCGACGACTGGTACCGGACGCGCAAGGGCTGGCCTGCCGCCTCGGGTGGCGGTGGCCGCAACTGGCCCGCGCGCCACAGCAGACGAAACCGGCGCTCGAATTTGCGGGCGGCGTATTCCTCCATGATCCGATCGGCATGCGGTGCCCAGTTGCGCAAGCGCGCCTCTTCCTGGATGCGGGTTTCTTCCTCTGTGACACCCGTCCGGCCCGCCAGCGACATGACCGAATAGTGAAACGCCTCTTTGACCGCTTCGCTTTTCGCGCGCTTTTCTTCCATGGTCAGGCCGATATTGGTGGCATGTTCCATGTTTCGGATCATCGGGTTGCCGCGCATGTCGATCGCTCCATAAACGACCGATCCGGGCCTGAATTGACCGTTCAACGGGATCGTCTGCCGGTCGGGCGCAAGCTTTGTCGGATCTGCCGCGTGCTGCGCCGCCCGGATCGTCGCAGCGTCCATCAGGTTGTGGGTGCGCGCCGACGGCAGGGCAATCATGCCCGGCCCAGTGCCATAGGTCATCCCGCTGTCCACGTCCCAGCGGGGGTAATAAGCCGGCATGTCATCATGCCCGCCCATTTTGACCAGGGCGCGATCGACCTCACAAGCTGTGACCGCCAGCCAGGGCTTGCCGCGCGGTCCCAGCTTGCCCTTGACGAACTGATCGTTGGCGACGACGTGATAGTAAAACGTCAAATCATCACTTTTGCCCTCGGCCGCCATATCGACAATCTTCTTTGGCAGGGTTTGTTCGCCGTATTCACGCACGGCCGCACGCGGCTTGAGGGTGAACTTGCGCACCATCTCGGCCACCCGCCCATGCGTATCGATGTCGACGACCACTTCGGCAAGGGACATTGTCACATCGATGAACTTCCGGTTCGTTGTGTCGATCTGGTCATAGCCAGCGGCGTTTCCGAAGCCCGCAAGGTCAGAATAGGCCTGGAAGGTGGCGCCGTAAAAACCCGAGACTGCCGGGCTGAAGCTGGCCAGCACGCGGTTGGTGACGTGGTCGTTCCATTCCGCCATCGGCCGCCATTTGTTAAGCTCTTCGTCCGGCGTCTCAAACCCTCCCCAGCGGTTGGCCGGATTGGTCAGGCTGGAATAGATGCCCGCGGCAAAGCTTCCCAGGGCAAGGCTGGGATCACTGGACAGGGGTTTGACCTGCTCACGTCGCTTGTGGTCATAAAGGCCAAAGCCGCCGCGCTGCGGCCGCATAAGCGCTGCGATATCCTCCCAGTCCTGCTCAAAGCAGGTGCGCCGCGTCTTCAGCTCATCCCAGCGGCGGATCGCTTCGATCGCGCGGGGATCATTCTCGATGACGGAAATCTGTTTCATGCGGGTTTCCCCAGCTTACCGGTGGACGGGATCCCGATCGCACTGGTCAGCACGTTGGCGGCAGCACCTGCGCGGCGTTTGCGCAGACGCGCCTCGATGTCCGCCTGCTGGGTCGCTTCGCGGTTGTCTGTTGCAGCGATCTGAGGGGCTGCAATCGATGGCATTTTTGCTTGCTGGAAGCACATGGTGGTGGTCCTATCTGATGTTTGGATTGGTCCAGGCGAATTGACGAAAGACAGTGCGACCGTCACGGCCGCAGCCGTGCAGATCAGTTTCAAAGGCAAAACCGCAGGCCCGCAGAAAGAGGCTTGCGCGGGGGTGCCCCCCCCAGGTGCGCGCCTCGATGCGGTGGATCCCGTTTTCGGCGCAGATCACCGGGATGCGATCCCGGATCAAAAGACACGTCGCCATCAGATGACGCTTGAATTTGATATGATCGCGGGCCAGCAGCGCAGCAGATGCCACGCCCGCTTGGCCGGTATTTGACAGCCCCAGAACCGCGAACGGCATCGGCGCTGCCTCAGAGCCGGCGCATAGCACCAGCGACACCACCCGTGCAGGCTCAAGTGCGCGCCAGTCTGCAAACAGCTGCAGATGTGACGACACTGCACCACGCACCAAATCGGCTTCGGTCTGGTCGCTGGCGTCAAGTCTGGACAACACCGCCATGGCAGCGTGGTCGCTGTAGTATTTGACCTGCACGGGTGGTAGTTGGGCCATGGTCAGGCGGCTTTCAGCAGGGCACGGCGTGCTGCGTTGCACCAGTTTTGCAGGGTGACACCAGGGCTTTTCTGTGCCCGGCAGGAAACCCCAGCCATGGCTACCATCTCACGGCCATCCTCGCCGTCCACTGGCTTGAGCCCTTCCTCCTGGATCAGGCGATGCACCAGGTCCAAAGAAGACTGCCCGCCCGCGTTTTCGATCTGTTCGATCAGATCTTTGATCTTGACCGTGTCGAGCGTTGCTGCAGCCGTTTCATCTTCGGTGCCTTCAGCTTCCGTCGTGGTCGTATCTCCGGTACCGGCGTCGATCGTATCATTGCCCGTCTCGATCGAGGCTTTTTCAGGTTGATCCTTGGCAGGCAGCGGTGCTTTGTCATCGCCTGTTGCGTCAGCCTTCACCTGCTCCGGTACAGCTGCTTCCAGCTTCGTTGGGGTGTCCTTGCTAGCGTCTTCCTTGACGTTCGATTTGGTTTTGTCAGTCATGTTTTAAGCTCCGTATGGATTGGTGATGTCCCAACCAGTTTTCAGGCCACCATCATTCCCCGACAGGGGCGGCCCTCCATTGTGGCCCATGCGGCCGCGTTTATCGTTGTCGGGCATTCTGTGGGCGTAGGGGCTTGTGCCATCCGCCTTGTGTTCGCTCAGCAGCAGGTACTGCAGGGCGTCGTGAACGTTGGCCTCGGTGTACGACTTGTCGGGCACCTTGCGCTTGTCGCCGCTCCTGTTGATCTCTTCGGTCCAGACATACCGAGCAGCAAACCCTCGGATCAGGAAACGGCAGCTCGGGTCGATCAGCAGGCCGGGTTCACCACGGGTCAGCGGGGCTTCCAGCGCGGCGCGCACGGCCTCAAGACGGGGCTGGATGCGGTTGGTCCCGATCCGCTGTGGCCGGATGAAAAACCCCGCCGCCTTGCCGACCATTAGGTTCCAGGTCGCGTTTTCATCCGCCGCCTGGGACGCGCCATGCTCACCCGCCATGTCGCCCCAGCCCGCTTCGACCCGGTAGCCATTGAACCGCGTGCCTTCCAGCAGATCTGCCAGCCGGTTGCCGAACACGGCCGCCATCAGGCGTTCTTCGGGAAAGTGCAGCTCGGCATAGATGCGCCAGCGGAAGGCTTCATCGCATTGGGCGATGACAGCGGCACCCTTGAAGCCCTGGTCAAGCCCGATGCGCAGGGGCTGGCCATGGATCAACGCCAAGGGCGTGTCGCTGACGTGGACGCGCTGATTGAATTCGCGCTTCCAGACCGGATCGCCGACGCGCAGATAGGTGACCTTGTTGTAAACCAGCCGATCGACCATATCGCCGCGCCCGGCGAGCCGTTGCGTCGCGATCTGACGCTGGTAGTAGGTTGGCGACAGGTTCTGCAGGTTTTCGCAGCCGGGCTGGCCGTAGCCAGGCTGGTTGAAAAACTCGATGCTGATCTGTTTTGCGCCCGTTGGCAGATCACTGGCGAGCGCATCCAGCAGCAGCTTGCGCTTTTCCTTGTCGTGGAAGACCTCGAACGTCCAATTGTCCTCGTCGGGGGCGTTGAAGTCGCCGACGATCTGGCCATAGCCGCGCAGATGGATGGGCAGACCCTCAAAGTGCTGGCGCGCTGGCCAGCGGTCGATCCGCCCGATCCCTACGGTCAGGATCTCGACCGGCATCGTATCGCTTTCGTTCAGCACGATATCGGTTGTCTGGACGCCGCGCATCGATGCCACGATGTCATCGCCAAACGCCATGAACTCAGCCACGAACTCGATCGGGCCATGGTCATCCTCGAAGTGAATGATGTGGGTCACCGGATCGCCGCGCCCGCCTGACCACTTGCCCAGCTCTTTCGGGAATGTCTCAAGATATGACGGGATCGATGTGGACCACAGCTGGCGATAGGTTTCGCGGATGAACAGCACCTTGTAGCGCCGCACGCCGTCAATGGTCGATCGCGGCATTTCGATCGCACGGCGCAGGCGCGACTTCATCAGCGTTGTCGTCTTGCCCGATCCGACCGGCCCCTGAATGCCGGCGACATCGTCGTTCGACCAATAGAACCTTTCAGCGATGGGGCCCGGAAAAGTGACCTCGTCGACATCCGGCAGCTTGCCACTGGCGAAATCGCCCTCTAGGCTGTCAATTGCCTCTTTCGCCGTCTGCCCTGTAAGGGCGGCAAGCTCTTCATCTGTCAGCTCGCGCTTTGCGCCCGATTGAGGCACCTGCCCCCCGCGCCCTTCATGGGATGGGGAAAGCACCACCCCCCGACCCCATTGATCGTCTCCGAATTTCGCGTTCATTCTGAAAACTCCGGCATGGCCAAAAGGCTGAATAGGGTCGGACAGACGGGGATAGAGAAACCGCGCGCGCAGGCCCCCCTGGGGGTCAAGGCGCGATCGACATTGCGCGGGGACCAGGCGAAAACAGCGGATGCCAACTGATTTTCAATCAGTGTGACGACAGGTTTTTTGCCTATGTTTTTCAATGGTTTAATCATTCTGTCCGACTTCCTTTGTCCGACTTGGATTTTCCCGCATCGCTAACGTCTTGTTTTTGTTCAGTTTCATAGGCGACATCAGCAGGCACCATCCGACCACTGCGCGACCCGCTGACGACGCGGGCATTGTCGCCCGGCTGGCCTGCTGCTGGGGCCGACGGCACGTTGACATAGACCGACTGCTGCACGTTGACGTCCGGTGTCGCCTTGGGCGCGCCATAGGGCATCAGGGCATCCGCTGCCCGCAGCTGGATCGTGTAGATCTGCATGAACACCGCCAGCCTCTGACCACCAGACGGCGTCGCAGGCTTCGTGCCGCCGCCTTTGACCTTCGTGGTGGCACCGTCATATGCCCAGGCCAACACCAACTCGGTGCGCTCGAGGGCAGCCATCATCGCATCGCCGCCGTTGGCCAGCCCAGCCATCTGCGCTAGCACATCCTCGGGCATGGCGTAGCCCTTGGCCGCCAGCCAATCGCGCATCTGGTTGTTGACCTTGCCTTTGGAACCCTTCGGACGCCCAGGTGCCTTGTCCTCGACCACGTCCACCACGCTGCCACGCTCATCCGGCAGGAACGTCAGCTGCTCACCCGCGTCATGCATCTTGCGCAGACGCACAGCCGCAACCTTGGCCATCTCTTCGAAGGTATTTTTCGCCTTAGCCACGCGCAAAACCCCCTTTTTTATTCATTTCCAAGGGGTTAGCGGTAGCCCACAACGCTACCCACAACGCTTTTAGGCCCTTTTGGCCCTGCGTTGTGGGGTGCGTTGTGCCTTTTTTTTTATATCTTTCAATGACATAAGATAGAGACACAACGGCACAACGGAAAAAAGGGCATGCTCTCACGCGCGCACGGGCGCATGTGCATGCATGTGTGTATGTCTCGATTTTCCGTTGTAGCGTTGTGGGCGGCGGGTAACACGCTGTTTTCGCTGGCATTTTGCCCACAACAAGGGGCACAACGCGGGCAATCCCATTTTGTGCGCCGTTGTGCCCCTGACCCATGGCCGCAGGCACCCGTCGCGTGGTAATAATGGCATCCCAGCGGGTCGGGGAGAAGCGGAAACAATCGCCGCAAATCAATGACTTGAACATTGCGCGCATCATCTTAGCCAAAATCCTCCACATCTTTAGGCAACGGCTTGCCCGATGGCGTCGTGGCGCTGGCCACAACAGCGCCGTCGCGATCCATCGGAAAGCCAGTCAGGCCGGGGATGGACTTCACGGGCATCAGAAATCCGCGTGAGCGTATCCCGGCCAAGGTCAGGGGGTTCGGGGTGGGCGTTGCACCAGGCACACGGCTGGCGGACTGCTTCCAGACGCCACCGGCCCAGTCTGTGTTCCTGAACAGCTCCTTCAGCTGGGGGATCGGCTGGTTGGCGATGAACAGGTTCGCACTCTCGCCGGATCCCTGCACGCGCAGGCCGACGGTGGACAGCATGCTGTTGGCCTTCTCGCTGGCGCGGTTTTCTGCCAGCCCTCCATCATCCTCGCCCAGGCTGCTACGCAGACCAGAGGGCGCACCGGGCAGCTTGGCGGCCGTCATGATCCACTGAGCGATGTTGTACTGCTGGCCGCGTCTGAAAGGGTCATACTGTTGGCCCATGAGGTGCAGCAGCATCGCGTCGGCGTCATTGACTGTCTCTTCGCGATCGGCATTGGCCATGAACGCAACCTTGACGGCCCAGCTGGCCATGACATCCTCGGTCGCGATGTCCTCCTGGCTGCACATGTCGGCCATCGCCAGCACGGTGCCCCAGTTGTCGGCATCGCGGCCCGTGACGCCCTGCAGTTCAAGCGCGTGACGCCATGCGGCCATGCGTTCGACCCAGGTGGGCCACCGATCGATCAGCATGCGCTTCAGGCGGGCACCACGCGCCCGCCAGGTGCGGGGCTGCATGTTCAGCTTGGCCGTCCCAGCCTTCAGTGGGCGCAGCTCCAATCGGATCAGGCGCTGGACGTCCTGCGTCTTCATCACGCCGGGGATCAGGATCGAGCTGAAGAAGAATGCGGAATAAACCTTGCCGCCGACGCCTGTCTGGTCAGCAGATCCCCGGAACCATTCGCCACCCGATGCTGCGACGCGCGCCAGGGCGATGATATCGCGTTCCTTGGTCGATCGTTCGTCGCCGGGTTCGAGCTCGTCAACGGCGACGGGCAAGCTGGATTGGCCCAGCTTGCTGGTGATGCCCGATTTAGTGACATCAGTGGTCTGCACAATGCCATCGTCGCCGTGCAGCAGTTTCATCATCTTCTGCAGCTCGGACTTGCCGGATCCGGCAGGGGCCACAAGCCAGAAAGTAGGACGCCAGTCCAGCGCGCCGCCCAGCATCTGGACGCCAACCATGCCCAGCGTGATGAACGGGTGAACATCAGGGGCTGCCCAGTTCCAGGTCCCGATCGTGCGCAGGATCTCGGGCACCGGATCAGTGGGGGTAGTGCTGTCATCAGGGTGCGGGATCGGAGGATAGGCCGGGTAGATCTTCTTGCCGATCCGGCCCGGCCGCTGCGCCTCGCCAGCGACCAGCACGGTGTCGCCCATGTGGTAGATCAGCTGACCATCGTCATCCGTCCAGGCACCCACGCCGCGCACCGCATTGTCGGGGTTGAACACGCCGCATTCCGATGCGGCCGCGTACATTTCCCAGGCGGCACCAGCCTGATCGAAGGCGCGGGGCTTACGAACAAACCCGCCGTCTTTGCTCTCTTTCCACTGGGGAAAGTTATAGGCCAGCCGTTCATTCATATGCCCGAACAGCGACAGGACAGTTTCGCGGTCGTGCTTGGTGATCGCTCTCAGCTGGCCGTTGACGTCAAGATAATAAGCATGGCCGCCCCGTATGCCCAACGGCGTGACTGGGCAGTCGTCGAAAATCTCGGTGCGGCGTCTGGTGCCCGGTCGGCCACCACCACCTGACGAAGCTCTTTGCGTTGATCCGCTAGCTTTTTTGCCTTTCGCGCTTGATTGCTTTGATCGATCGGAGCTTTCATCAGCGTTGTCTTCCTTCCTCGGGGCTTCGGGGGCGTTTTCCAACGCATCGCGCAGACCCTCGCGGGTCGGGGGCTTGCGATAGCTCGCGGGTTTCTGTTCCTGCAACCAGTCTTGGTTTGTTGCTGCCGGGCTGTCGTTCACTTTAGGGTTGCCTCCATGTCACTGGCGATCGAGGCAACGCGATCACAAAATTTACGCCGACGCGCGCTGTCCTTCGCGCCGTAAGGTCCGGGCACAACGTCGCGCGCCTGGCTGCATGCTTTGCCGACGATCGACACAGCGGTTTGGAAAAATTGCCGGTCGAGCCGGTGCTTCGCTTGCGGCTTGCGCACGGGCAGGCCGAACTGATCGATGCCGATCCAGCTGCCGGTGCCGAACGCAACGCCGTAGGCATGATCGCGGATTTCGGCCCGGAAATTCACGATATCTGCCCCGCTTTGCGCGCAAGGCGCAGATCTGCTTGGTCAGCACGGGCAAGTAGCTTTGCAGCGACCCTGCGGGCGAAGTCAGACGACATCGATGCCGACGCAAATTCATCGCCATCCATATCCAGCAGCAGGATGTGAACCTGCTGGCAGGGGCATTCAGGCGGGCATTTTTGAATGACGATCTGGGATGCTTGGATCACGTCCTGTGCCTGGACATCAAACGGCTTCGAGCGAGGGCTTGTCATGCTGCGCCCTCCTCAGCTTCATCACCGTCTGATGTTGCGAAACGCCCCGCCATCTGGATTGCGCCCGATGCAAACAAAGCCAGATCCAGTTCCGCCATAAGTGCTTCGGCTTCGGTCCAGCCGTCGTCTGTATCAGCAAACGGCCCCTGCTTGATCTCGATCGACACAGAAGGATCGCACCGCGTGATGACGGCCGGGCCATAGCGATCGTCATCTGTCGTGATTGCCTCAACGCGAGACAGCACCTGCAGCCCGTGATGTGTTTCCAGTCGCGCAAAATCAGTCATGCGGCTCCCCTTCCGTTTTCGGTTTCTGTTGATGCCGCGCGCAAGGCGTCGTTCAGATCCTTGCCGCCCCAGCGGTTTTGAAAGACCCGCACTGTGCGACCGGCCGCCTGGTGGCTGGCGATCGCGCGGTCCAGTTCGTCGCGCGCGGTCTTGTTGTCGTCCAGATCCGCGATCAGCGTGACGTTGCTGACGGCTTCAGGCAGCACGACATGGCCAAGGTTGCTAAGCGATATGGCTGCCAGCACCCGCGCCTCGGGCTTCAGGACAACGGCTGACAGCGCGTCCTCGATGCCTTCAGCAATGAATACATGCGCACCGGGCTTTACATCACGCAGGCTGCCCGGCTTGCCGCCGCGCGGGCCGATGCCCTTCCAGATGTGGATGCTGCTGGTCCAGTAATCGCCCAGGACCTTCTTGGCCTTTGGCACCGGTGCCTTGTCCCAGGTGCCGTTGTCTTTCTGGGCCAACCAGGTGCGATGGACCGCAACGTTTTCGCCCCTGTGGTTCGTGATCATCGCGACCATGGCGGGATACGAACCTTCGAATACCTCGCCGGTCTTTTCATCCTCGTGGTAATACTTCAGCTGGGGAACATAGCGCAGCACACCAGGCTGCCGCCCGAGACTGCGCAGATCGATGCCGCGCTGGTCGCGCAGATAGAATTCGACCGGAGTGTTGGCGATGCGTTCCTGACCGCCCAGAAAGATCGCCTGCGCGGCTTTCATGCGCCTGGTCTTTTTGTCCCTCGCGGATGCTTCGGCCTGTTTGCGCCGTTCAGCAGATGCTTGTGCTGCCTCTTTGCGCCGACGGATGTCTTCGGGGCTGTCGGATTGCAATCCGAGAAAACCGCGCGCCTCGCGCAAAGCCCCCTGCATGTCGCAGCCCAGCGAAAGCGCGATCAGATCGAGGATGTCACCATAGCCCTGCCCTGGCACGCTGCCGACGGCGTAATCGTTCCAGCGCCCCGCGTCCGGCCCCGACACGGTTACGCAGAAGCTGCCGACAGACCGATCGGCACGGCCGGGGTTCAGCGTGAAATACTTGCCGAACGTCGTATGCGACCCGTTGGCGGGCGGGGCATATTGCGCCAGCACGCTGTCGAGCTGGTCAACCAGCATGCCCTTGATTTCGTCAAGGGAGTATGTCGGACGGGGGGACATGAGGGCTGCAGCCGATCAGGTCGACGTATGGCCGTCGTGGTGAGCCAGTCGACCCGCCAACAGCTGCACGATGTCGTCGTTGCTTTGGATCGGCTCGCCAACCCATGCCTTGATCTGCTTCCAGCGCACATGGACGTCTTCCCGCCCCAGCTTCAGGACAGCTGCTGCGCCACCTTCGCCGGTACCTTTTGCCATGAGCTTCGCCAACTTCAGATCAAGCTTGGGCGTCCAGCTGCCGACCGCTTCCAGCTCGGCCGTTGGTGCAGGCGCGGGCACCGCTTTTGGCTTCGGAGTTTTTGTTTTCTCGGCAGCCGCCTGCCTTGCCTGTCTCACCTCATGGATCTGCGCACGCGAATTACTGAGCTTGTTCTTGATGCTTTTTTCAGCGCGCCCCAGTGCCTGGGCAATATCAGAAAGTGATGCGCCGCGCAGATGCATATCGATCAGCGTGGCAAACTCTTCATCCGAAAACGGCCCGGTCACCAGATCATAGGCTTGGGGTTCACGGGGTGTTGCTGACGGGGACATCTCTGCCCCCGCCGTACCGCCACCATCACCTACCGCCCCCTGCGGGGTTACGCTCTCTGGCGTTCCTCTGACATCATCAGATTTTTCGGATATGGTTGACGGATCTGGTTGCGTCGGCGCATCGGGCAAGTCCGACGCTGGTGCATTGGTTTCTTCGGGTTCTGGCTGTTCAGGGTGCGGATCTTCCGTTGTGTCGCCTCGGGCCACGATCAAAGCGGGCACAATATCACCGTGCAAATGTTCCGGTAGACAAAGCGCCAGATGAATGGCGCCGCATTGACCAGCATCGGTCGCAACATCGACACGCAGATTTTTCAGGCCCTGCAAAAACACCTCAAAGACGTAGTGCAGCGCGTAGATATCACTGCGGCGCTCATCAAGTTGCTTCATCTTGCCATCCAGAATTTCAAGAATGTCCATCGCCTGCACCTCGTTCCTGTTGAAAAACTTCGTTGGATCGCCCTGCCCGCCACCGCGCGAATTTTGCGATCGCCTCGGACGCGTCGAGATGTGCCCAGCCTGCGCCAGTCTCGCCCTTCTGGATCGCCTGGATCAAACCATGCGCCGGGCCGATCATCGGGCGTATGATGGGATGATCCTCGCTGACGAAGGGCAGCACATCGCCCAGGACGCCGACGAACATTTCCTGATCAGCCCTCGCCGGCATCCGCTCGGCCACAAACCACGACAGGGTGAAGGCCAGCGTTTGATCTGCGGCGGTCAGCTTGGCTTCGATTTCATTAGCCATGGATATCCACCCTGTGCGCGTCGGGCGCATCCGGCAGGCAGTCGCGGCGCAGTGCCGCCAAAAGATTTGCCCCAAGATCGTACAGGCGCACCCGATCGAAGCGGACAGTTGGAAAGTCCTGGTGAAATGTGAGGATCGCCTGACGAAGGCCGCTGTCTTCAGGCAGGTGACGTCTCGCCCGGGCCTGCAGGTTCTTCACATCGGCAAGGGTCAGCCGGTTGGTCATGGCCAAGCCGCTGACCGCAAAGGTGCTGAGACGCAGGGCATGGATCGGGTTAACGTTCATGACACCCCCCGAAAAAGAAGGCGCATGTGCACACGGCTATTCCCGCAAACGTGCACATGCGCCAGACCGGACCGCGCCTGTTTGTCCGTGACCCCTAGCAGAAGGTCAGAACGGCTTGCGATCCGGGGGACCCGGGTCTGGGATGAGGACGACCGGATCATTCCGCAGCCAACGTGGGCGTTTTCATGTTGTCCAGCAGCGCATCAATCTCGGCGCGCGTTGCGCCCCAGATCAGATGCGCCGGGGTCAACGGGATCCCGTGACGTTTGGCATATTTGAGAAGGGTGCGGTTGACATCAGCAGGCATGTCACCGGAACGCCGCCCTTGGGCGGGACGCCTCCATGCATAAGCGCCTTTGGGCTTGCGACCCGTAATCTGTTCGATCACGGGCAGCTTGCCGATCATGCGTTCGCATACTTCTAGTGGTGTTAGGTGGTCACTCATAACGCAACATCTAGCCGCCCAAACTAAGTGTTGGCAATACTAAAAAAGTAAAATTCACCCGTTTATTGGTAAGGCGTAGTGACTACTTGTCACCAGATGGATGACAAGTGGTTCAAAAGGCAGCAGAAACGCGCGGGCGTTACAGCTGAAGATATTGCAGAGGAACTGGGGCGCGATCGCTCGGTTGTCTCAAGGATCTACGTCGGCCGTCAAAGGATGACACTTGATCAAGCCCGCGTGTTTGCAAAAGTCTTAGAAATGCCGCTGGAAATCATCCTAGAAAGGGCTGGTATCGCCGATCCCGAAGTTAGCCGTCAGGTTAGCCCTGGCTTCGCTGACAATGATGTAGTGCCGTTTAAGCACGCAGAATATGTGGGCGAGAACGTTCGAAGCGTTGCGACAGTGTTCGGCGCAGATCGCCCCGGTGTGGATGTCTGGCAAGTGAAGAGTGACAGCTTGGTGCTGAACGGATATTTGCCTGGCGATTATATTGTCGTAGACACCCATGCCGCCAGCAGATGCGGTGCTGGCGATATCGTAATAGCCCAGCAATACAACGGCAAAACGGGCCAAGCCACTACTATCCTGAGACGATACGAGCCGCCCGTCTTGATCGCGGCAAATACCAATCCTGAAGATCAGCGCGTGCTGTTCCACGACGGAACCAACGTTCTTATAATGGGCCGCGTATCAGCAAGTTGGCGCAACTGATGGAGCGGTTCACCCCTGAACAGGAAAAAGCCTATAGCCGCGGCTTTGACACTGGTGACACTATTGGAAAGATGCTGGCGATATTCGGGCCCGGGGCGGCTGCGCTTTATGTCGGAACATTTCACAGATATTCGATCGACATCGAAATCGCCGCGATGGCGTGCGTCTTTGCCCAATTAACCCTTCTTCTCTGGCTGCCAAACCAGGTAGCAGACCGTTTGGGCAGGTGGTACGCATCCAGAGTGAAGTAAAGTCAGATCACTAATTTTGTGATTATTACTTATTTAGTGTTGACAGTGATAGGTTATCACCCATAACTCTAGTGTGAAGCAAATCACATTGGAGCACTCGACATGGCACAAGCCGCAACTGTACTGACAATCCCCCTCGCAACCGGTGGACCGATCACCGACAACGTCCTGGAACGCGTGTGCTGCGCCGGTATGGCTGCACAGCACAACGACGATCTGACCGATGCCGACGCCGCGCTGATCCTGCTGGTTCTGCCCCAGTTGGCCAGGGAACTGCTGCACCGCCGTCGCGCCATGGGCGTCATCGCCGACATGACCGACCTGGACAACGTCACCTTCCTCGATGCGGCGCGCGACAATGGCTGATCAGCTGACCCTGCGCGCCATGGATATCCAGACGCTGGATGCGAACGAACGCCGCGGCTTTCTGTACGCCTGCGAAATGATGTCCACCTGGGCGCGCCAGATCGAGGAAAAGGCCCCCGCCCTGCGCGGTGCCGACATCGACATCCCCTTAAGCCTGCAGATGGAAAACTCTGCCCGCTTTACGGTCGGCTTGGCCACTGCCTTGAGCCGTCAGGCCACAAGATAGGTTTGCTGCCGGGGGTCGCCTGCGGGTCTGCTCGACCGTCCCCGTCACTCCACCACCCGACAGGCAGGCGACACTGTCGGGCAAACATACAGGCAACGACATGAGCTTATTTACAACAGCATTCGTTTTGGCCGGGATCTGCGCGATCGCAGCCATCGGCGTGAGCATTATAATGACGTGGGTCGCGGCAGTGCGCTTGCAAAAGCTAACGGCAGATCCCGAGACCCAGGACGATTTCACCGTCTCCATCGCCCGCTGGGGCAAGGTTCAGGAAAGGATCGACCAGTGAGCAAAGCGTCCCGCGACAGCAGGCTCGCGATCAAGGCGGCGAAGGTCATCCTCGCTGGGCGCGACCCAGTGAAGGATCGAGCGCAGGTTCTGATTACGCTCGACCACACCATCGCCACCTTGCTGCTGGTTGCCATGGACCGCGACCCAAAGAAGGCAGTGCAGATGTTCAACGAAGGCACGGTCCCACACGTTGAGGAACGGATCATGCTTTTCGCTTCCAAGTCCGCCTGACCCCTCCCATTTGAAAGGACAGACCAGTGAGCTTTATCACCGCCGATGCCGTGGCCGAACTGACCGGCTTCACAAACGCAACCGCGTTTCTGGCTGCCAGATCCCGCCTGGAACGCGACAATGATTTCCCCGTGCCGATGCCAACCTGCCTGCGGCCGCTCAAGTGGCGCAAGGATGCCGTGGCCGCATGGGTGGATCTGCAGGGCCGCGCTGACACCAAGACGCCGGTGCCGAAAGGATCCAACGTGGTCATGCTGGAAATGGCGCGCAGCGTATGACCGTCCGCCCCCCCATTTCCGACAAGATCATCGGCCTGCGGCAACGCCGTCGGGCCAATGGATCGTGGCGGGTATGGTGGGAACCCAATCACTCCGCGCGGGCTTTGGGCTTCGAGCCGATCGAGCTGAACGCCGATCGCGCCACCTGGTCCGTGCGTGAGGCCAAGCGCCTCAACGATGATGTCGATCGCAAGCGTCGCGGTGACACGGCACCACCGCGCAGTGCAGGCGGCCGGACAGTCTCTGCCTTGATCCACGATTACCGCAAGTCGGTCGCCTTCACCGAAGCGACAGACAGCACCAGGCGCAGCTACGACATCAATCTGAACGCGATCGACAAGAAATGGGGCGAGCACAATGTGGTCGAATTCACCAAGCCGATCATGCGTACATGGTACGAAAGCCTGTACAAAGGATCCGGCCCGGCACAGGCGCAGGCGCTGATCCGCATGTTCTCGATCCTTATGAGCCACGCGGAGGTGCGCGGGTGGCGCCATGAAAACGCCAACCCCTGCTTCAAGCTCAAGATGAAATCCGTCCGCAAGCGGCACCGGTCGGCCACGTGGGCCGAATATGATGCGCTGATGGATGCCGCCAAGAAACTTGGCTTCAACGCCATGGCCTGCGCGATCGCACTGGCCACCCTCCAGGCGCAACGGCAGACAGATCTGATCGCCGCGACGATCGACAGTTTCCGCACTGTGCAAATGCCAGGCGAAGACCGCCCCGTGCTGGTCTGGGAGTTGATCCGGTCAAAGCGCGACAACTACGGCGTGATGCCGATCCATTCCGAAGCGCAGCCTTACCTCAAGATGCTGCTGGCCGACGCGGGCGAGGATCAAACCCGCCTGCTGATCGATGAAGCAACCGGCGCGCCCTACTCCGGCGATCTGTTCCGCAAACGTTGGGCTGCAATCCGCACGGAGGCCGCCAAATCAGCGCCTGGCATCCAGACCCTGCAATTTCGGGATCTGCGCCGCACGTTCGGTGTCTGGGCCCGTGCTGGCGGCGGATCCCGCGAAGATGTCGGCGACGTCCTGGGCAACTCGGCCGCGATGGATCCCCAGCTCGGCGAAACCTACATGCCACCATCCTATCACACGGCCGCGCGCGCGGTGGCATCGATCCAGCGGCCGACAGAGCAAAAGAGGAAAAAGGCATGAGCGACACATTCATGAGCCAGTCGTCCGGCACCTACATCGGCTATGACACTGACGGCACGCCCGTCGCGGTCGCCACCTATGGTGCCCGCGCGGAAACGCGTTTGAGCGCGGAGCAATTCACCTCACGCGACGGCCTGACCTCCCGGCATTTCGAGCAAGGCGATCCCCAGCTGACGCCCGAACTGGAACGCTGGGCCAACCAGATGCCGATAGACGCACGGTAGCGCTCGATGACGCCTGAAATGATCCAGCAACTGCGCGAACAGATCGCTGCTGAAATCGCTGAAAAGTTTGGAAACCTCGCCCCTTACACATTGGTGCAGACCTTCGTGCGCACGGGGCCACAGAAAGGATAGATCGAATGGCTAAACTCGCTGACATTAACATTTATACGCGCAAGGGCGGAGCTGAATTTAGCCATCGGTTCCCATGTTATGTAGGTTCCGACGGTATTTTTTCTGTGCTTATTGAAGGATACGTTGCGGAGTTGCGGGCCTTCGCTCGCGTTCGGAGAGGGATCGAAATTGACCAGGATCGCCAGAAGCGCTGGCGCATTACCTCTGACAACCTCGGGACACTCCAAGGCGCGCTCTCAGCGTTCGCAGACGAAATGCTAGAAGGCGATCAGGAGACGCGCCTGCTGATATACTATGATCCGCGCGTAAGAGGATCCATCACACGCAGCCCTAACAATGAACTTTCGCCACACAACTGGGACGATATCAGCAACCGGGTCATGCTGGATGGCGGTCGGTTTCAAAGTAGCCACATCTCAATCAGCGCCAACCCTGAACTTGCACTGTTGCGTGTCACTCGCACTTTGACAAAAAGCGGAACTGAAGCCTATTCGATTAAGCAGATCACTAGGCGCGATGTCTTGAATGATGGGGAGATTGGCGAAGCTGGTAAGTTGCTGGTTTGCTGGACGCCCACCGATGTCAGAGTTGATGCATGGTGGCAGGTGAAAAGCTTTGTCATCCCTTACTCAGAAAGCACAGCAGCTCAGATAAACTTGCTAATGGAGCGGTTGGTTGGTGTCGCCTATGATCTATCGAGCTTGCGGCAGGAAGATCACGGGCAGCTTTTCACTGATCAATCAAAGTCAGTTTTGGAGGGATAGATGTTTAATGTAGTTCCATCCCGCGAAGGTTGGCAGGCATGTTTGAACGGGCAACCTCTCGGCCGCGCCTATGCGTCGGAAGAACGTGCATGGGCGCAGATCGATCGGCACAAGCGCAAGGAAACTCTGACCCAACGCCCTTGCCTCACATGCTCCAAGCCGTTCGCATCCGAAGGGCCGCACAATCGCATGTGCAGTCCCTGCCGGAATGATAGCGTTTGGCCATTTTAAATGGGTTTCGTCGCTGACCGGTCTGGGGTTGTGACCTAGATCATCGGCGGCAGAGCGGTTGGGCCGCCGCGCAGTGGGTGGGAACCCCACACACTCCTAAGAAAATGGATCAAGCCAGATGATATGCGATTGCTGTGGGCAGCAAGTCCAAGAAATACCACCACGACCTATTGATTTAATCGACCAGCTTTACCTTGCCTTTGGCCCTTGCTGCGCAGGCTGCGATTATTGGCAGCATGACAGCGAAAGGACACGCCCGATGGGGTATTGCCACAAGATGAAACTTGGTGACGTTGTAGGCTTTGATCTGGAATATCCAGGCAGCATGACGCGCTCGCAGATTTATGCGATTACCGATGCAAAGCACGTTTGCCCGAGGTTCCAAGATACCTTTGATTGGAGATCGCTTGGCGTCGACAATCCTCTATGGCTAAAGGCTAATGGTTGA